GTTTACGGTGATAGCCCGGCGTCTTGGAGCGGTAGGCGCGCTGTATTGCGCGGCGGCATGGTTTGCATTTACCGCGCCCGCGATCAAACAAGTCAACGGACTTAGTTTCGCCACACTGCGAACACGTTTTTGTTTCCACAGAGAACCCTCGTCTGTGGATAACTATACCCTAAACTTTCGTATAATGCAAAAATTGGGTGGCGGCGTTCCTGATAGGTAACGTGTATGTATCAAGTCGCTATTACTGGCCTAGCCTCGCGCACCCATTAGTTGGGTTGCTTGGCGAGGAGGGAGAGGAAACTCGCCAAGCAATTAATAATTATATTTTTATACGTTATTTGTCAAACAACTCCGCGTATATTCCGGCGCAATGGACCGGACTTATTCGCCATAGAATAACCGTGCATTATAGTTGACAGGTCTGTCGCCAAGCAGAGGCAAAGCGCATCCGCCTTGTCTGGTGACGGAAGGCCGCGTTTCTTCATGCTCTCCTTACTCTCGACTTGCATCTTGCCCGATGAAGTAAAAGAGTAACGAGGCGATGCCAACTCGGCGAACAACTGTTCATCCTTCGGGATTTTAACGTCGCGGTTCGCCAGCCACGCCTTGCACTTGAACCAGAGTTCGGCGCGCAAGTTGGCGTAGGTTCCTTTGAGCGCCGGGCTTTCGGCCACGTTGATCCCACGGGCCGGTAAACCCAATTCGCGCAGACGGTCCAACACGCCTGCCCCCAGCCCGATACTATCAACTAATATCTCGACAGGTTGTTCCGAAGGCGGCAGCGCCTCAAACTCGGCAACCACGGCCCCGGTCAACTGCATCAAGTCCAGACCTTTCCAAGTCTGTATCTCTTCGACAACCGGCCCTTTACGTTTCGCCAACGCGGAGGCGTCGGAACCCATACGCGCCACGTCCAGACCCCAGACGGCCTTCGTTCCCTTGGCGATCTTGATCTCGCGGTTCATGGCGCTGTCGATCAACTCGACGGGGATGACTGTATCTTCTTCGCGGGGCGGGAAGTTCCCGAGAACACGTACATGGTACGCCGGGCTGTCTTCGCCGTAGCGGAGTTGCATTTCCTTAACAAACGCTTCCGATACGCGAGGACTATCAACGCAGCTAACGTGGAAGGTCTTCCACTCGCCTTTGAGCCGGTTATGCGTGTCGTAGAATAGACCAGAGTTCCGGGTAGGATTTCCAAGGAGGAGCGTCGTTGCGTTGTGACCCGACATAGAACCGGAGGCTGCCTCGTAGACACTTTCAGGAATACCCGAGGCTTCGTCGGCGACAAGAAGTACGTTGTCTGCGTGGATACCTTGGAGGGCTTCCGGCGTTTCTGCCCGGCTTGTACGCGCTGAGATAAAGGCTTCACTGGCGGCTGCTTTCAGTTCGATACGATCTGCTTTAACTTCGATCAGGGTTTTCAGAACATCGGGTAGTTCATTAACCCATCGCTTCAGTTCTGCGAACATCGCATCGAACAACTGCGCGCTCGTAGGAGCCGTAACCACAACCTTCACTGGGTAGCGCGTCAAAAAGTAGTGAAGCATGGCCCAGCTTGCGGCTGTGGATTTACCGACACCGTGGCCCGAACGAACCGAGATGCGGCGGTGGCCGTCGCGGATGGCCTCGAGGAATTTGACTTGCCACGGGTCCGGTTTGGTTCTGAGAATATCGCGCACGAACCCGGCGGGGTCGTCCTTGTACTTCTTCAAGAACAGCAGGAAGAAGTTGGGCTGTTGTTGGCTGGTGGTAGAGAGAAGGTCGGCTGCTTCCTTCTCACGCTTAGTTGGCTGGGACGACATAGTTTTCTCCCTTCAAAATACGACTAACAGTCATGTGGCTAATTTCAATCCCATGTCGCTTGGCTACAATCTTGGCGATGTCGCGGGTGCTGTAGTTCTTCTGGCGTGCGACTTTGACGGTGACGATCACATCTTGCTGTGCGGGGTCTTCGACAAGCCGGGCCTTGCGGCCTACGCCTACCTTCTTGTAGCCGAACGGTACTTTGCCTCCGACATAACCCCCGGCCTGCTTCTTGGCGCGGATACCGGCGGTGACGCGCTCCTTAATCCGTCGGCGCTCTTCGCCACTGAACACGGCCATGATCTCAAGCATGAAACGCCCGTTCGGATTGCTCCGATCCATCACATTACCGTAGCCGTTGATGATGAGATTGATACCAGCGGCCTCCCAATCGCCGATTACGTTCAGTGCGTCTCTGGCGTCACGGAACATACGGTCTAGCTTCGAAACGATAACAGTATCGTTTTTGCGAAGAAAGGCTAACTTACATCCCTCGTCTCTTCGTAGGAGCGGTACAGCGCCAGACACGCCGCGCTCTGCGTAGATGTGGTCGAGTTCAAGGTTGTGAGTAAGGGCAATGCCCTGAATTTGGCGTGCTTGATCCTCAAGGCTGGTGTTTTCGATCTGATCCTCTGTCGAAACTCGCGTGTAACCATAGACAGCCATGACGTATTTCTCCCGTTTTTTAGATACCCACCGCTCTTACAAGGTTTAGTTACAACTTGGCAAGCGAAAAGTTCTAAAATTTTTTTGGCTGGGTACTTAAAAATCAAGGACATACGGGGGGTGGGGGGTACAATTCGGTGTCTGTCAAGTTATACGCACACGCCCCCCGCGCAAGCCAGGGCCGGGGGGGTCAATTTTCTTTACGCCCACCCCCCTCCCCCCTTAAAAAAGCACGCATTTCCGTGGGTTTCAGGGTGTAACAATGCTTTAGGTTGTTGCCAAATGGGTTCGGAGGCGGTAACGGGATACCCGTTCGTCGGTGTCTCCTCACCATATAAAAGCGGCACATTGTTCCTGCCAAAATGATTTTGGTTATCGTGCCAGAATGAAATCAATAAATATCAACCTTGTCGGATTTATACATTTACAACCGGAACAATGTGCCGGTAAAAGCAACTCATCAACAACGCAGAGGGAGTTACAGACATGAACGATATTTCTTTCAAGATGACGCGCGGCCAAGCCAAGATGATCCATGATCTCATCGCCAGTGACTTAGAGGCGCATAAGAACTGGATCTTAACGCAAGTCGAAGCGGGCAATACAGAGCGCGCCGTTGAATTGACGCGCACAGCCCGGCGTTTGCAGAACTTGTTCCGCGCCTTTAACGTCGAAAGCAAAGATGCGCTGGCGCGTGAACGTGGGCGTGACCTAGTGACAGAGATTGATGTTAACGACTAACAACAAGCGCCGGGCTTCGGCCCGGCCAACACAAGGGAGACTGACAAATGCTTCACTATCTATTCCACGCTTTAGTTTTGGTCGCGGTTGTCGCGGGTGTTGTCGGCGTTGTCGAAGCCGTTCGCAACTTCAAGGGGAAGTAATCATGGCTGTTACCGTTCATCAATATATCGCGCCAAGCCACTGGGCTTGCTACCTTATCAATGACGATTGCAGCGGCATGAATGATGATGACATCGCCGCTTGTGATGACTGGGCCGCAACATTGCCCGGGCCGGTGACAAGTTGCACAAGCGAGGGCGACGCCGAACATCCAGGCTTTATGCGCTGGCATGACGCGGCGGTGTACGCTGCCTATACCGCTGATTGCGCGGTCTACACGGTGTTAGAATTTACAGAACAAGCCTAACGCCCGATCACGGCGCGTCTAATGGGCGCGCCGTCATCATGGCGCTAGTGCCAAACGAGGGAAAGGTAAGACAATGACAGACACACAAAACCAACTGTGGGACCAATGCGCACAGATCGCAAAACAAATTGAAACCGGCGAATTCGATAGGCATTGTGAATTTTGCGGCCATGATGAATTCGATATTGATGATGACGGCCTAGAGATTTGCGCCAAATGCGAAAAAGAGGCCACGCCTCAAAGCGCGATGGATTATCTTTCGGATGCCCTAGACATCCAGTACATTGTCACCCGTAACCGGGAATTCCTTGGCGCGCGCGTACTAGTAGCGTTTGGCGGGCCTAACATTTGGATTGATACGCAAAAGCAATTAGTCGAGGGCGCATGGTGGAATGACCGCGCAACGGTTGGCTACCACACAGACCGCATGGGCCTCAATGATGCGTTGCAAGAATTGTGGGAGTGCTGCTGATATGACGAACGAACAACTCAAGGCAGCGCGTGACGGCCTCGGCCTCACGCAAGCCCAGCTTGCCCACAAGATCGGGCTATCGGAAAGGGCCGTGCGCTACTATGAACAAGGCGGGCGCGGCATACCCAAGCCAATTGCAATGCTGCTAGAAGGCTTTTTAAAGGCCGCTGAGCGTGGATAGGTTGAAACGGGACCAAAGGACCGCACTTGCCCTATATGCTTTCCTGTGGGCTTTGTACGGCGTTTTAAAGGTATTGAAAGGATAAGACATGGCCGGACATATTAAACGGCGCACCATTGCCAGCAACTTAGACAAGATCGGCGAACATACCCTGCTAGAAAAGATCGCCTCGGGCATGACGATGGCTGGCCTCGCCCGTGAATTGAAGATTAGCAACCTCTCCCTCTATCACTGGATCAGGAAAGACCCTGACCGGGAAGAGCGGTTTAAACAGGCGCGGGCAATCGCGGCGG